ACAATGTATCTAATTATATTTAATTTTCCCATAACAATTCCTTGTTTTAAGTTTAATTAAAGGGAGTCGATAAGCTCCCACACATTAAATAATTACTGGTATATGGTATGAGGAATGGCTATAACATCAACCATGTCTATCATTTCCAATGAGGCAGCATATTTAATTTGTATAACTTCATCATCAGCATGATGAACATTTAATATATCTTTTACATATGCTTTTAGATTATTAACGTCATCAACTTCTAATGAATACGCATTACAAATAACATTTTCTTTATATAAGAAGAATACTTTTATTTCAACTTTCATTTTTACGCTCCATTATCTGACCTAGAAATCTCTTTCCATGCTGATGCTACACCACTGTATATCAATGTTATTGTATCTTCCACATTGTCTAATGACATATCCCCAGCAAGTTTTAAATTACCAGTGCCATCTTTAACTACAACTGTGCGAGCACTATTAGCTGCTGTAATAACTAGCTGCTGACCTGTAACGCCACCGCTAATTGTATCCAAGTCATCAGTTGCCGCATCAGCTTCTGTGTCAACTATATGAAAACCGCCTGTTACTGTAATCGCTCCAGTCGCTATTGTTAGTTCGCTTTCATCACCAACAGCTAAGCTACCAGATATTAAAACACTTCCTGTAACATCTAGTTTAGCCCCCGGAGTAGTTGTCCCTATGCCGACGTCTCCGGCTGCTGATATTCTCATTCGCTCAGTTGTACTTCCCGCTACGGCATCCCCAGTATAAAAGAAATGTCCGCCGCTGTTTCCAGTTCCTTGAGCTAAATAACCTATCCCACCAGCGCCAGCCGCGTTTGTGGCGCCGTTCCATCTACCAATACCAACATTAAAATTAGTAGATAAGCCATCCCCTAGTATTAAATTCCCCGTAGACTGTGATGCAGAGCTAATTTTAATCTCATCTAGAACTTGCAGATTAGTCTGTGGGGCAGAAGTTCCTATGCCGACGTTACCAGAAGTATCAATTGTTAACTTTGTGCCAGATGCAAAATTACCAGAAGATATCTTATACTTATCGCTATCTGAATTATCTACCCCAGTATCCCAGCCAATAACGCCCTGGATTGTGTATCTTGTTATTGAATCCCCGGCACTAGCTCCGGCCACTGCTATTTGATTCACTGCATTACTAGCAGAATTAGTAGACTCAGTATTTTCACATACAATTCTAACATCATCAGCACTGGCAGATTTTTGTACTACTAACAATTCTCCAGGCGAAGAAGTTCCTATACCGACATTGCCAGCATTATCTATACGTAATCTCTCAGCTATAGAGACTGATGTCCCTGTAAAGAATGCTAACTCTCCTTGGCCTGCGAATGTTGAAGAGTTAATGCACTTTATCTGCGATACAATACCAACGCCATCACCGGATGGGTCGTTTTGGTCGAATTGAATATTACCAATCACATCGTTCAAGGCTAGTGCTGTTGATTCATCTTCTAATGTAATAATCGAAGTTGATGTTGACTTCACTAAAAAATCGCCAGCACCTTTTGGTCTAAATTGAAATGATACGTCAGCATCGTCTCCTGCCGCCTGTATTATTAGATCGCCACCTGTTGCTGAATTACTGACATCTAAGTAATTAACTGCTGAAGTAACTGTCTGGAAGTTAATTAGTTCATTGCCATTAGCATCAATAATACCTGTGTTATCTGCAAACTTAACATTGGTGGGAAGTATGTTGCCGATAACTTCTAGCTTCTCACCTGGCGCAGCAGTTCCTATACCGACGTTTCCGGATATTAAAGCATCACCAACGACGTTTACGCCGCTAGCATTTGTATAAAATTTATTTACATTGTTGTAATAGAGATTGACTGCGCCATCTGCAACGCAATCAATCATTGTTTCACCTGTATATTTTTGTAAATAAAGGTGGTCAAAAGCTCTAATATAAAGGCTTCCTGTTCCTGCATCATCTATATAGCTATTACTACCATCATGATAAATCTGAAGGTCATCACTGGCACCTAAATTTAATTTAACATTATCAGATAAGTCAACAGCTCCGGCAGTCACAGCGGCACCAGTGCATGTTATGGTACCGGCAACATCTAACTTGGTTCCTGGCGTAGCAGTTCCTATACCGACGTTTCCAGCATTATCAATACGCATTGCTTCTACTGGTGTCGCGCTTGCATCAGGAGTAACGTTAAACACAATCCTGCCAGGCATATCACTTATTCCTGGGGTGCCGTCTACTTCAATTGATATAGAGGCGCCTATTGAGTATTGAGTGCTATCCCAACCAACGCCGAATATTGAAAATAAGGTTTGGTCATCTAGAACAATAGAATGGGCAGAAGTATCGCTGTTTGCTCTAGCTCCGATTATCAATGGCTCAAGTGTAGTACTGTGTCTATGTACAATCATTTGAGCAGCATTAGAGGTTCCAATATCTGATACTTTTAATAAAGATTCGTATGTAACTCCACCGATATCAATGCCGGAAGCCTCGGTTCCAGGGTCTCCGCAAATTAAACCGTAGTTATCTGTTAAGATATTGCCGGTACCATTAGCCGATAAATTCAAATCTCCGTTTGTGTCTGTAACCGATATTGTATTGCCATTGGCATTAATATTATCAACTGATAAATCTCCAGTAACTGTAATGCTACCAGCCCCATCCGTCGTAAATCCGGAATCACCGTCTATCGTTCCAGCGTTGTTATATTGTATCTGTGTATTACTTCCGCCTGCGCCGCCTGCGGTTGCTGCAACATAAGCTACGACTGATTCAGATGTGGGAACGTTAGTAGCTGCTGCTGTTGCCATTGTGTCATCATCAATGATTGAGCTAATGACAGTCGATGTTCCAACAGTAAAGGTACCTGGGGTATCAACTGTAGCTGATAAGCTTACGATAGGATTTGCGGGGTCAGTATTATCAACATCAATCTCGCTTGCAGTCCCAGTAACACTATCAACAATGCTAATTGCTGAGTCTACATACGCTTTAATGGATTGCTGTGTCGCTAAAGCTGTATCGCTATTAGACGACATTGTGTCCTCGTCAAGTATAGAGTCTATGCCTGTGGAAGAGTTTATGTTTACTAGTCCAGTGCCCGCAGTATTAACATTAATATCAATATTAGCATCTGCACCATCGCTCGATATTACTACCCCGGTTCCGGTATCAGAGTTAGTAAACTTAATATAATTTACAGCACCTGCACCTGATGTCGCGTACTGAATTAAATAATTTCCATTGCTATCTTTGAACCCAGTGGATGGAAAGTCAAACTTATAATTAGCACTTGAGCGAAGTCCTACGACTGTATCGCCTACTTGTACATCTCCGCCATCTGTAAACGCACTGAACTTGATATCAGACATAAAAGCCCCTTAGTTGTTTGTACCGATTGCATAGAAAACAACGCTTACGTCAGCAGACGCTGTAGCACATATAAAATGCAACACTTCTCCAGCTCTAACTTCTCTGCAAAGCTCTCCGTTCACGGGTACCATTTCAGAGCTAACAGCTGCAAAGGTATTTCCCGCAGGAACTGCTGCAGTTTCTCCAAGAGCTACCCATATGACTAAGTCAACATCACCTTTGATAACTGCTTTGTATTTAGGGGCGCTATCAGGAACTGTCAAAGTTGTATCTGTAGAAGCATCTAGAGAAGAGCTAAATTTTAATGATGCAAATCGTTGACCAAAGGCATCTACTGGGTTTTGAGCTATATATGGTGTATCCATTTTCATATTCCTTATTTAAATAATATTTAAACTATTCCGAGACGTGAATCAGCAACAAATTGGTAGTCTATAGCAGCCTCATCACCATGAGTTTGAGTTGTTGACTGAAGTTGCAATGTAGTTGTGTCTTGGCATCTCATTATAACCCTGTCAACTCCCTTATTTGTTTCTGTGAAAGATGTTGTTGCTACAATATTACCCGGATTAGTTGCTATTGCTCCAGCCGTACGAGTAAATGGCGATCCATTTCTGAGTCCTATAATCTGCACTAAATCTGCTGTGGCTGATGTTGGTGAGTAAAACTCAAGATTTGGCGCAGTTCTTTTAGTTTTATAATTAAACGAAAATGATTGTAGGTATACTGAATCATAGGTAAATGAACTGGATGTACTTTCGACAGCTAAGTATGATTCTTGCTGATTGTCAGCGCTAATTGTTGTGCCAGGAACTGAACCATTAGGATATGACATTTCATAATAATATTGGCATTCTCTTAATACTTCATCAGGAGTTTGTGCGGCTGGCCTAGTTGGGATATCTCCAGGGGTAACAGATATTGAATTAACTGTGACAATAGTGCTAATAGTAGGAACTTGAAAGGTAACGACAATAGCAAATTTATCAGTATCACTTATCTCTGATGCAGTAGTTATTTCCCAGCCATTAAATCCGTAATCAATATCGCCATTTAAATCGTCATCAGTTGTTACAGTGGCCAAGTCTGCAGATGCTGTATCTAATCCACTTCTAGGTATTAATGTCCATCCGGCCGCAGTTAATGTAAATATTCCAGTTGTTGCTAATGTGCCAATAGTTGTATCTAGTGTTGGTATCGCTGTTGCTGCTGGTGCTCTATATAAATAAACCCGGCACGTAGCGCTTGCGCCATCGGTCCCCTTAAAAGCACTAACATTCACTGATAGCTTTGTGCCAATCATTTTTTTAGCTTGTGCGCCTGATAGATATTGTAATAAGTAAAATGCTTCAGTTGCGCCAGAGTTTGTAAATTCAGCGCCATCTGTGACCTCGCTTCTTGCCATAGCGACATCGGCAGTCACTCGAGCAGAAATTGTTTGGTCCCATTTATATGCTGGCGTACCATCAATAGTCTGTGTGTCACCATTTTGAGCCGGATTTAATGGGAAATCCCATGCGGTCAATAAGCTCGGTATTGGCTTAGCTTCAAGCTTAGGTATGTAGTAATCACCCATGCGAGATTGGTCTCGGTTTGCAGAAATCTGGTCAAATGGAACAAGATCTTCGATATCATCGCTATTTGTTGGGACAACCTGGATACTTGTTACCCGGCTTACCGAGTTCGTTGGAAATGATAGATATATATCAACATAAGCTGAGTCACCTGATTGCGTGTTGCTTGAATCTGGTATTTCAACAGAACCTTGTTGCTCGTCATAAGTAGTGTCAATAGACCCACTAACAATAGTAATCGGCGTGGTTAACCCAGAAGACTCATTATAAAGGAGCTCTATCCCAATCGTTCCCACACCTTCATTTCTTGCAACAAAATTACCGGCTAAGAAGCCGCTAGCAAATAACCCTGAGTTATTATTAAATCTCTGTCTAAGAAAACATTCGGTGACCCCAGACGAAACAGTAACTTCAATTAAATAACTGGGATTAGTAGGAACATCGTCATTTCCAGAGATAGCAATTAATTCAACAATTACAGAACCTGTTCCAGATAGAACAAAATCCCAATCAGGTGCAAATGAAAATACCTCTTCTGAAGCTGATGAAATAGTATAAGTGGTCGTATCATTTGAATTAATAAACACCCTAGAAAACTGGCAGTTACTTAGTTCGTTAGTTACATGAAAATCACTTTGGGTAGGATCATTACCAGAGCCAAGATTTGGCCATGCTTCTCTTGTCCACTGAGCAACTGAGCCGCTGCTTTCGCATACAATATAATATAAATCTAAATTGCCATCATCATCATATGGATAGAAATAAATTATTTCATTATCACCACCGGCATTCTGGATAGTTCCAACGCTACTTAATGTAATAGGATTAGGCAAAGCAGTATAAGTATAGTTAGGTGGCGATCCTGTTAACTGGTAAACAGCCTTTGGAGTAGTCCGAGAGGAATCCCGATAAAACGTAATTGTTCCACTAGCTAAAGGAAGTGCTGTATCCTTGTCTACCATATATTGGTTTAGCGGGGCTGAAATAAAATATCTTTCATCTATTGCCATTTTTCATCCTTCGAGGCACAGTTCATGCCATCAAGTTTAGGTTATTTGAATATGTTTTGCTAGATAGCTAATTGCTGCAATCACTACTTGTAAATTGTCACTCGTATGCATATAATGATCATCAATAAACCACTTTGGGAATAAAAATGACTTTTATAGTGAACCTAGTAGTATTCGTATTAGGATGGTGGCTACTTGGCTTAATAATACCTAGCTCTGATGATTAGCCGCCAAGTAATTTTTTAAGTAATTCAAACTTTCCTATTGCAGTAATATCTGATGGCTTTATAGGGCTCTTCAAAGTATCCAATGCTTTTTTGTCAAGACCAAGCTGCTCGCGCAAAAACTTAGCTGTAGTTTCATCTTTTGATAAATCACGTGTTAATGCTTTAGAAATTGTTTTTTCTTCACCAAGATAATCGCGAACACTTTTGTATTTTTTAAGCGGTATTTTATATTTTTTATGATAAGCTTGCGCATCCTTAAATTGGTCATATTTTTCTGGGTGAAGTCTAGAAAAACCTTTCTCTAAATCTTTATCAATATTTCCTGAAAATCTTTTCAAAGAATTAATTAAATCTTCATCTGCTCCGCCAAGACCTGACTTTTCTGCTTTTGATTCTAATCCGCGAATTGTTCCCTGAACATCTTTTCTAATACCGTGGTAATTACTTAAAGTAGGGTCTTTTTTAAATGCTTTCACACTTCCTTTTATTTTAGAAGTACCTACTCTTTGAAGTATATCTTTGAATCCTTCAGTTGCAGCCGGTGAAATAACAGGTTTGGCTTGCCCAGTTCCCTTGTAAGCTTGTCCGTATAATTTCTTAGATGTATCGTTCACAGTACTGGAGTATTTATCTAACAACTTACCCATTTCTTTTGGAGATGAGTGCTTTTTAAAATACTTAAATGCTTCTGGAAGGCTTTTGGCTACTTTGCCAATTACAGCGCCTTCTACGCCAGATAAAGCCCTATCTTTAACGTCACCATCTGTTGTTGTAGCTCCAGTCGCCCCCATTGCAGCGGGTATTCCAATAAGTGGTGATAATGCTCCAACTAAAGCGCCTCCACCAGCAATCTGTCCACCCAATTCGCCAACTTTGCTTGCTATTGATGGAGATACACCAGTTGCACTATATAAATCAGGAGCCGGAGACTGGAGTTTAGTGCCAAATATTGAATTAACTAGGCGAGTTTCTAAGTCACCAATACCATGACCAACCTCGGATATCCCTTGAAGTGCACCAATACCAGTTTGACCTGCTGTTTGTAATGCGGTCTTAAACATTCCTGGCTTTTCATTTTGCCTATCAATATCGTTTATATCTTCTATTGTGGGCTGATATACAGATTTAGAATCAATATTTTCGACATCTTCTATTGTAGGAATATAGGCCATATCAACCCCCTTTTAGTTGTTCTTTTATAGATAATTTGTCCGCAGGACTTAATTTATTATAATAAGCATTAAAACTTTCTCTAGTTGCAAATTCTGGTATCTTCATACTTTTAGTGGCGCTAGAGACAGGTGAATCATTTAAGTCTAATGGCATTCCTTTTGCGACATAACTTTGTTTTAATTTTGACGCCTTTTGCATTAATTCGCCGTGTTTTTTTTCGGCCATATCTTGCAATTCTTTAGGATACGCGTTCATTATTGATTGCATTTTTGCAGGCCAACCAGAACTTAACACCCTTGATTGATGCTCAAGGGCAGGCACAGTAGTCTGTGTTCCTTGAGAAAGTAATTGCAGGCTAGACATTTCAGGTAAAAATCTATTCGCGGTATTTGCGCTAACTAGCTTTTTAGCCAATTCATCTTTTTCTGAGCCATCTGGCATCGTTGAATATTCAACTAAATCTTTCCCTATTGCTATTGATGGCATAGTTCCTTTATAGGGCTGATTAAAATCTTCTTGTATATCGGAAAATGCTTTGTTAGCTATTGCAGCTTTTTGAGTTGACGAACTAGTAGACATGGTTGGCTTGCTTACGAGCTTGCCATCTACAATTTCTTGAGCCTGACCACTCCTTCCGCTTCCGCCTTGTGAAAAAGAGAGAGCTCCAGTTTGTGGGTCAATAGTTAACTCCATTCCTCTTTGTCCTTCGGCTAATCTTTTCACATAAGTATCAGCCATTTTTGACTCAGGGGAATCTGCTCCGTATTGCTCAGCTATTCGTCTTGAGCCGCTCAACGCTTTTTCTAAGCTTGATGGGGCTGCTTGTGCTGGCTGCAAAGCTTTTTGCAACTGCGCTGAACGTAATGCTTGCTCTGATTTAAATCTTTGCGGTTCTTGTTCATTTTTCATTTGACTAAAAGCATTCGCCAGCATGCGCGTACGTGCTTCTTCAGGTAGCTGAGATAAGTTGAATCCCTTGGCTATCTGCTCTGGAGCCGACGCAATTCCTGGTAACCCAATCGGGGTAATGTTTGCAAAGTTTATTGGCTGAAATGGCATAATAATCTCACCTTAATTACATAAATTTAGAAGCCGCACCGCCAATACCGCTCATTAATGACTTAAGCCAATCTTGGTTTTGCATATTTTTCTCACGCTGTCCTTGAAATGCCAGGCTTGCTTGAGTTCCAAGTAGGTTTGATAAATCGCCAGATAATCCACTTGCTGCTGAAAATCCGGTATTATACATTCCCTGTTCGCCAGCAAGGCCTGTTTGCTGAGCGCCAAGCAAATTACCTAAGTATTGCTGCATGTCTTGGCTCAGAAGTCCTTGTGTAACTTGTTGTTGGTTTTGCTGGTCTTGCGGAGAGCCAAGCATACCACCAGCAGCAGCAGTATTTGCAGCCGCTCTTCCCATTTCACCCTCTTGAAACTGATATCCTTCAGATGGCTTATATCCTTGCATAAGCGCATTAATAAAAGCTGTGGGGTCTTGAGACATCTTGCCAAATTGATCGCTCATTATTCCGCCGGCTTCTTGTCCGCGCTGAATAAATGGATCGTACGCTTCGTGTGAAACTCCAGAAATTTGGTCTAAATAAGGATTTGCAGCGTCGGCAGGATTAGACCCACCACTTAATAGATTGCTTAACCAGCTCATGTTTTCCCCTTAGGAACTTGTTATTGTTTGTATCGTACTATCTGCGGTCTTTACTTTCAATTTTGCATCGTCAGTATCAAAGTAAATAGCACCATTTGGCACAGTAGAGTCTGCACCCAATGCCGTAATTTCTGACGTCGTTTTTTGAGGTGCAGTCAAACCTTGATTTGTAATAACGCCATCAGAATCAACTAAACTTGAAACAATACTATTTAATAAAAAAACCGCTACATTTAACGATTGAAACATGCTGTCATTATAAAAAAAAGCATCTGGGGTTAAATCCCCTTTGTTATCAGTGTAACTCATATCAAAAAAAACTGGTAAATTTGGTATTGCCATTATTCTTCCTTAATATACTTCAACTAAACCATTTTTAGCGACAATCCTTTGCATTCCCCAAAATCTAAGCTGTATTGTAAACTCATTTGCCGATCCCATTCTATGCCAGTTTATTTGATTTCTATACTTACCTTCTGGGTTCATATAATTACTTACAATATTGCTAAAAGATTGATTTCCGTTCTTAGAAAAACTCATGTCGACACGAGGTCTATTTGCATTTTCTATGCAATACCCAGATTCATCAATCATAGCTATACCAGACTCAGTAACTATTTGATCGCCGACATCTTCGGTAACTATCAACCCAACGCATGAAACATCATTAGCATTTAATACATAAAAATCATTAACGCCTTGCTCTAGCCAGAAAGTAAACTTACCTATTCTAAATCGGTCTGAGTTTTCCATTCTAACAGTATTACAAATTCTAATTCGAGGGATTATATCGCCGCTGTCATTAGCATTTAAGTTATAATTATAGGTTACAAACTGACTTCCCATTTGATAAACAAATCCGTCGTTTAAAGAGATAAAGAAACTTTTCTCATTAAAATAAATAACCTGTCGGGCTGGGTGAAAATTTAAATCTTCATCTGTTACATGAAAAAATTGACTAGTATTAAAATCATAAATTAATGAAAGATTATCCGCATCATTAAAGAATGTAATTTGATAAAATAAATGACCGTCTTGTCTATAAAAGAAAGCAGTAGACTGGTCTGGTCGACTAATATTCTGCATTAAGCCATCAATACCATCAGTAGAGATGCGCTTTGTTTGACTGCCGTCAGTTACCATGAGAGATGGAGAATTATTTTCATTCTTTCCAAGCCAGCAAACTACGTCCTCACTTGCTGCAATTGTATTAATAGAAACGGCACCACCATCTATATTAAATGATGATATTCTTCTATAGTTTTCTGCTCCCCCAACATTTGACCATACCTCAGCAACAGATGAACCAAAAACTATAACGTTATTACCCTTTCCAGGTAGACGCTTAATAGCCAAAGCACTATCTGGTTTAGTCTGTAATGTAAATGTATCGGCAGACGCGATAGTGATTGTAGTCGCAGAATCATATCTTGCTGCATACCACGATTGAGGATTAGTATCCGAAAAAGTTGAAGATAAAAGGAAAAAACTATTATGATACGCAACATAACCTGGAGAAAATGATAATGATTGTTTAGTGAATGAGGCGTTATCATAGTTATATATGTATGCGTTTTGACCATCAACAATGCATATTTGACGATTTAGATTTTCATCAATTGAGACCTCTCCACTACTTGTATCAATATTTTTGATGAACTGAGGAGACATGTTTTCGTTAAATTTATATACGCCACTTCCGATTACACCTAACGCAAAGTTTCCTCTTATAGAATGAAAGAGACCTCTTCCTTTTGCACCAGTTTTAACCTCTGATACTTTCTGAAATCCAGAGTAGTTAACGAGAAAATCGTCACTAATAAACATATTGTACGTGCGTTCGTCGCTAATTTTTGGATAAAGACCAAATTTACTAGAGCCAACTACGTTTACCGGAACTGCTTGTGATTTGTTTACGCCCACTGAGTTCTCCCATTAGAGCTAATCAATTTCTTAAATAAATATAACTCTAAGTAGTCCAGCCTTGCGATAAATTTACTGAAGCCCAATTTATTCCTACTTGTCCTTTTTGAAGCGTTGATTGCTTAGTTATTCTCATATCTAGAACACGAGATTTTTTATTAATAAATGACTCGTATTTTGATAGTTGTCTTCTGATATTTTCTGGCGTTGTATAGTCGAATTCTGCACAAATTCTATCAGCTAATGCGTATCGTAAATAAGTTCTATAAAATCTATCTAGAGTTAATTCTAAATCTTGGCCAAGAGCTACTTCGGACATTCTAAAAATGCCATGTATTTCCATTGAATAAGCTTCATCAGGCTGAAAGTACATGTAAACTCTAGCGCCGCTGAATTCTTTTTCTACGTACCAATTAAATGGCAAGCTAGTTATGCTTTCAACTCTGGAGCTGCCAAAATATTCATTTCGTTTAGTAAACTGCATTGCATAGCGAACACTGTCTTTATAAAATACAAGCGTGTCTACTTTTATCAAATCCGGTATTAAATATTCTTCTTGCCCGATAACTGCGTCAAAAGTATAGGTGGTCTCATAAGGTATCATACCCTCATCGACCACCTTCTCGCCAAGAATGTCATTTAGCCAATTAAGACCGTCTGACACTTGACTGCCTGATACTGTCTCAAATTCTCTAGACACAACTCCGGACGAGTAATATGCGCCCGAGATTAATTCATTGACAGTATAAGCCATGACGATTCCTTTAGATTAATTTATCCATGTATGCGGCTACTGATAATGCAACTGCTGAACCAGTAACAATATAGTCAACACCAGTTGTAACATCGAACGGACATACTAGATTTGTTGTTTCAGCTACTGCTGCAACTGCACCAGATGCACGAGCATAACCAGCTGCGGCACTTGAGCTGCCAGGACGTAATTCTAAAGTGTCATTTCCCGCTGTTGGAGTAAATACAGAAAGCATATTTAATTCACCGCTAACAGTTAAATCTGGAATGCCACCACTTACGTCTACTGCTGCAAATGTTGCAGAAGCTCCGGCTGTAATATCTGTTGCGATAGCAATGTCGTACCACATCCATCTGTCATTACTAGCACCTTGTTGTCTAAACTCTAAAAAGTCTGATGTGCCGTCAGTTTTAACCCAGCCAATTCTACGAAACATATCGTAGCCGCCTGGAAGCGTTGGGTCTGTAGCGCTTAAAGATAACAAGCCAACAGGATCGTTATATTTTGTTGAATCAGCAACGACAAATACAGCATAAAAAGTGTTAATCGCAACAGTACCTGTATCAAGACCGCCAGCGCCAGAAATGATATTACTTACAGCTAGATCTGAACTTACAACGATATCATTAACATTCGAAGAGTCTCGGCAAGCGCCGGATGCAACTGCAACTACTTCATCACTAGTTAGCGATAAATTTAAGCCGTTTATGTATTTTAAACCAGCATTCACTATAGGTGTTTGAGCTGTCATTTTAATATTCCTTTTTTAAATAGTGAGAAAGACGCCCTTTAAGAGCGCCCTATCATTATAGAGGTAGTGCAACCATCATTGCATATTCGTCGACTAGAGTATTACCCCATATCGCATCATGAATCATTCCACGTTGGTTTTGACCGAACAAAGAACCATAATATTGACGAATAGAGCAACCGCTTGAAGGGTCTTGAGCAGTTGATGTTGGGAAAGGAACCTCTTCAGGTAACTGAGGCATAGCTAGATACAATGGGTCTCCAGCCATAATTAATCCACATCTATGACTAGGAAGTACTGTAACTTGCATACCAGCTACGATTTCTACATTAATGTTTTGGTCTTTACCAGCAGTAGCTTGCAAAGGAGGATTAATAGAAACAGTAACTTGTGAAGCTCCAGTACTAGCTGCATCAGCAGTAGCTGCAAATTGTACAGGTGACTGTGATATCTCATGACCAATAAACGTTCTGAAACGCATATTTGTTTGACCTGAAACGCCATCAGAAAATTGAAATTTATCGTAAGCTTTAACAGAATCAGCATCGCTTGCGCCATTTGTTCCGCTGAATACGATTGAAGTTACACCGCCCGATGAGTTTTTAGTAACACTAACAACTGTCAATGTAGAACCTTGTACACCCTCGCTGCCCGCTGTATGAGTTTTAAGTAAATTAGACTGAAACCATTCTGCATTACTAAAATTACCAACTTCCCAGCTCATCATTTCGCGTTCATTTTTCCCAGGCACGAATTGATTTAAGCCAGAGTTAACAATTCCAGGGAAAGTTAAGTCAGAAAGAAAACCTTTTGTATTAGACTTAGCAGCGCCAAAGTTTCTAAAGAAAGCTAAAGCATTAGCTAGTTGAAGATAAGAACTAATATCCGTCACACCGTCGCCATAAAATCTGAAAGTATTAGTTTCAGCTAATGAAAATGTATCCGCTTCGATTTTTGTGCCGATTTCAGCGATAGCTGATTTGCCGAATTTAGACATGTAATCTTCAACATTAAATATGAATTGTTGTGCTGAAAATTCATATGCTGTTGACACTTCTTTGTCGACAGTCAATGTTTGTACGCGCTGTTCTGCTGACTGAAAACTTGCAACTAAACTGTTTGTAGTTGTAAACCTCGGAGGCAAGTCAAACTCAACTGCATCACCTAAGTTTTTTTCCATTTTATCGAAGTTTTTAAACTTCATATTTGCATTTGAAATCATAGCATTACTATTTAAAAGTAACGCAAGACCTGATTCGTTATAAGTTTTAACGGTCTGTAAAATATTAGACATTTTGCTTGCTCCTTAAGTGAAATACCGAGCAGCAAACCGATAACGATAACTTACCCGCGCAACCAAGGTTGTGCACGCAAGTCATTAATACTCATCGGGCCGCTGCCTGAACTAACTCTACTAGGCTGCATACGGTCAAGAGGCGCATTAACTTGTTGGACACCAGCTTCTGACTGTGCTTGCTTATTATCACTAATACTTTTAGATAATCTATGCAACTCAGCACTTGCTTGTCTTGGTGACTTCAACGCCAATGCATCAAGTGTAATCAATTTTGAAGAATTCTTCGCTAAGTCATAAATAACCTCAGCTGCATTATCCATGCCAGCTACTAAATAAACTAGCTGCGGAAATGCCGAAGGATCGAAATCAGCAGTTACTTGCTCAAAGTCGTCGTAGCTTTCTTTGCCGCTACTCATTTTTTGCAAATAATTCTGCGCTACCTGTGCTATCTCTGATTCCACCTGCTTTTGCTGCATTTCTTTATTGAAACGCTCTTGTACCTGTTGGTACATAGAATCAGCAGACACATCTTTTGATTGCTGCATGACTGGCTGAATATCTTGAGTTTGTTGCTGTTGAGTCGCTTGTTGCTGCGACTGTAACTGCTCCATTCTCTGTTGATATTGAAGCTCTGCTTGCTGCGTAGCACGTGAAGCTGCTTGCTGCTTTTCTCGTTGAACAATAGCATTTACTTGAGACTGCGTTAGCATTTTCTCAGGAGCTTGCTCTTGAACATCTTCAACTTGTGTTACTTCTTGATTCTCTTCCATCTTACAACCTCATTGTTAACCCGAATGACGGTATATCCTCAATTCGCTGAGTGCCGACCATTTTGCCGCATGATTGCGTAATTTACCCCGGGTTTACGTCCCGTAACGCATATGTCTACTATAGTACAGACTTATAATCATAGTGACAATATTTTGTATTAACGACATTCTTCTTATTTATGCGCTCTTATTGCTTATCTGCAAGATTATTTAAATGAGAAGAAACACTAATCATTGCGTCTACTTGACTTCTATTCTCTTCAGCATCAATACGAGCAGCTTTCAACTCATTATCAACTTGTTCATTACGAATCTTGCTCATAACTTCAATGAATTTTGTCTCGCTATCTCTTTGTTTCGCAGAGCTATCAACCGCATCTTTTTGAGACTTTTCTGATAATTCCATTATTTTTATTTGGTTATCTGTAGGCTGTTCAAGTTCTCGCTTAGCTGCTTGCATTTGCATTTGTTGAGCTTGCGACTTCATTTGCTCTTGTTGCATATTAACTTGTTGTTGCTGTTGTTTTTGTTGAGCAGATTCTTTTGCGTACTCTTCTGACTGCTCTTTTAGCTCTTCAATACCGCGTATTTCGATATTATCAAGAAGCAT